CTGGCCGGCAGCGTCCCGGATGACGGTCATGTTCACATTCACCCAGGCCACCGTGCCGTCTTTGCGCACGTAATGTAACACGGTCGAAAGTTTGGACAGGGTAACATGGGGGGGGGCAAAAAGCGCCGTCGAAAGGGTAACGGCGGCCGAGCCGCCGATGCCCCGCGGCCCACGCGCCGGCCGGCGGCGAGATAGCCGCCACAGCCAGCCGACCGGCGCGAACGGAAGCCTACAGCGGGCTTTGCGGGGCGCTGGCGGCTAATCTCGGCAGGCGGTCGCGCGAGATGAGCAGCTCGCGGTAGACGGCATTCAGTTTCCGGCCCGGGCGGTTCTCAATCATGTTGGCTCTCGCCAACGGCCGCATAGGGAAGCGGCCGAACAGTCTCCGGTTGTCGTCCGTGTCGTTAACCGTAACCATCCACCGCGCCTTCAATGCCGGCAACACGGCGGCAAAGGTAGCCATCTCTTCCGGCTTCCACCCGTCATACATCTTTGGATCGCACTCGGTGTAGGGCGGGTCGAGGAAGTAGAACGTCCCCGGCCCGTCGTAGCGTTCCAGGCATTCGCGCCAGTCAAGGCGCTCGATGCAGACGCGGTCGAGGCGCTGGCTCAAGGCGGCGAGCTTGTTGAGCCGTCCCATGCGGGAACCCATCGCCGCACCGCCGGTCAGCTTCGAGACGCCGAAGCTGCCGATGGACGATCCGCCGAAGCAGGTGCTCACGCGGAAGAACCAACGCGCGGCGCGCTGGATTTCGGTGAGACCTGGCTGCGCGCCAAACGCCTTGAACTCGTCGCGACTGTTAAGGACAAGCTCCATCTCTTCGAGCAGCGCGTCTCGGTGGAAACGGACGCAGCGGAAAAGCTCAACGAGCCGGTTGCTGGCGTCGTTGTAAACCTCGACCTCGCTTCGTGGCTTGCTCAAGAGCAGCGCGCCAGCGCCGCCGAAGACCTCGCAGTAGCACCGGTGCGGCGGGATGAGTCTCAGCAGCCTGGGGACTAGCCAGGATTTACCGCCTGGCCAGGGAATCAGTCCTGTAGCCCGCTGGTGTGGTTGCGCAGCCGTTTGGCACTTGCACTGCGCCGTGTGAGCCGCGCATCCGCGAGGCCCGCATTGTTTGCACTTCATGAAATGATTCGCGTCGGGCTGGCATCCGTCGGCGCGTGATAGTATTCTCAGCATCGCAGCACCGCCCGGCCCCAGGGCGTAAAAGTCGGTTACGCAGTGGAACTGTGTAATCTGATTTTTGCCCGTGAGTTGGAGCGACGCCAAACGAGATGCCGAGGCCATCCGTCCCTTGAAGCAAGACGGAAAGCGTGTGTTCCTCGCCGACTTCAAAGACCAGGCTGCGCTGGATTTGTTCGCGCCGCAGCACCGTTGGGGAATCTCCTACTACCGGATGGTCTATCAGGCCGCACTTCGCGAGCACAAACGGGGCGGATTGAAAATCACCAAACTGATGATCAGCGTTGAGGATTATCTCGCATGGCTTCACGGCCGAAAGGACACGGCTGAACTGCGCCAGGGCTTCATAGAAGCTCGGCTCGCATCCAAACCCGGAATCGCTGGCGGCGCAGGTTAGGGTTCTAAGCGCCACCAAGTGCCCACATTTGAATGCCGGCGTTCGTGTTAATGGTGGCCGACTGAAAATAGATGGTCAAGCCGTCCTCCGAAATGTGGTCGCACAACACCACGTCAGTTTGGTGGTCTGTGTAGAAGCCACAGGAGTCGCCAGGACTGATTCCGGCGAAAGACACGTTGCCTGTTTCCTCACCGCTATTGAACGTCGCGCTGAGGCCGTTCATCGCCGTGTTAACAATGGCGAAAAAGGCCAATCCGGTCCACGATCCACCAGCCGCCGTCACGGCCCCCGAAGCATCGCTGAAACTCCAACCAGAATCACCGAGCGCGTTGCTGGCTTGCTGGCCAACGCGGAGCAGATTGCCCACGTCGCCGCTGACCGGCGTGTAGCTGGCGCTTGTCGCGCCGGAGATGTCGCTCCACGTCGATCCGCTATCGGTGCTGGTCTGCCATTTCCATGCGAGCGTAGGCGTTGGACGCCCGGCGGCGGTGCCTGTGGTTGCGGTGTAGGCAGTCCCAACAGTTGGCGTGCCGCTGATCGTCGGCGCGGCCGTCATTGTGGGCGCGTAGGGAAGCACATCGCCCCAATCGATCCAGCCGCGTTCGTTGGCGATGTTGGACAAGTCAACGAGTTCGTAAGCATGGTGATTGTCGAGCTGGTAAACCCGGTAGCCGAGCGGCTTGCTCGTGAGCGCCAGGCGTATTGTTGCATTGGCGGCCGTCTGCGCGAGCGCTGAGATGCCGCTGCCGCCTCCAAACCATCCAGCATCAAGAGTGCCGCCGCTGCCGGCTTTCGGAATTGCGTTCGCCGTGGGAGTTGCCGTGGCAATCTCATCCGCGCCGCCGTTCTGATGGCGCGAAGCGTGTGTTGCAGCAGCCGCGCCGATGTCGGACGGCGCGAGCGCATCGCTCTCTCCGGTGCTGTGGGATGTCTTGTGCGCCGTGGGCGTGCGGGAATTGCTCAGGCGCGAATCATCGGCCGCGCAAACAGTGCCGGTTATTGTGCCAACATCCTTTGTTGCCGCCCCGCCCAGGCCCAATGCCGAGATGGCCGAACTGATGGCGCTGCCCACGTCGCTCATGAGTTGGACGAGCGTCTTGCCGACGGTCTTGAGCTGCCGGCCGGTCGCGCCGTCGAAGGCAACAATCTCGCCATTCCCCGGCGCGGCAGACGGTCCGCTCACGTTGCCGCCACCAGCGCTTTGGAGCGCGAAACGGGCATTGCTCTCCGTCTTCGTGAAGTAGGACGGCTGTTGTGCCGGCGTGAGCGTGCCAACCTCAATCACCTCGGCGTTGATCGTTTGCGGCGCTTGCAGCACCGTGGTCTTGTTGCCATCGCCATCCGTCACCTCGATTTCAAACGTGCTCGATGCAGACGACTGCGCGCCGATGAACGTGGCCAGTTCCTCCGTTGCCAGGCTGAGGTTGCCCGTGAAGCCGTGCTCGATGGCGGTGAACGCATCCTGGTATGCGAGGTAGGTTGAGCTTCCATCGGTGCCGGCCGGCCGGCCGCTGCCGCCGCAGAGCGCGGCGCGGAGCGTCGTGCCTTGAAGCTCGGCGTAGCGGAACGGTCCTTGCGATGGATCGCTCGCCGGGATGAGTGGGAAAATGTTCAGCACAATATCGTCGCCCTGAAACCACGACGGCAGCGTGAACGCGGTGTCGGAGTCGAAGCTCCGCACGAGGCGGCGGTTGGTGATGTCGAGATAGAGATTGAGGGTCATGTTTCCTTTCTAGCGATTGAGCGCGGCAATGAGAGCGTTGAGTTTGGAGATGATGGCGGTGAGATCGGACGCGGTGTAAGTCGTGCCCGGCGTTAGTGCGAGCGCCGTCACCGTGGATGGATTGGCGGCAGTGCCTGCGACCGCATCGGCGATGGCGGCGTTGACTTCCGCCCTCGTGGGGACTTCGGCGAGGTCCACCGGCGCGGTAGAGTCGTCCGCGAGCTGCGAGTTGATGAGCGTGAACGGCGCGGAGAGCACGGTCATCGGATCGCCGCCCGGCGGCGTCACGCGGACTTCCAGCGTGGCCGGACCGGAGCCGCTGTTGCCCACGATCTGCCGGCACGCGGCCGTAGCCAGGCTGAGCACACCGCTCTTGCCGTTGGCTGCGTTCGGATTGTGGTCGCTGGCGAAGTTGGTCCACGAATCGTTGAAGGCCGCAGCCAGCGCCGTGAACCGGATGATCTGAATCTCGGCCTGCGTTTCCGTTCCTTCCTGCGCCCGATCCACAGTCACCTGAGCGCCAGGGAAAAGCTGGTCATTGCTGCTGCCGATCAAATCTCGCGCGCCCGGTTCGTTGAATAAGACGGCAAACGGACCGCCGACCTGGCCGCTGAGTGTGATTCCGCCGGCCGCAATGATGGAGGCCAGCACGTTCAACTCGGCTTCGATGCGCCGTGCGAACGCGGCCGCGGGTATCGGCGGCGTTGTGTCGTCGCCGAATGTCAGCGGGAAAAATCCCTGGAACGATTTGGCCATCGGGGCGAAGACGCCGATCTGCGCCGCGTAAGCGTCCCAGTCGATCACCGAGAGCGTGCCGTCTCCGTTGTCGGCGAGAAACACCAGGTCGAGCGCGACGTGGCTGCCGATGAATTGGCTGGCCACGGAGGCGGACGAGTTGGACAGCGGCCCGGCAACGAGCTGCTGCGTGCTGACGTTGATGTAAAGAGTCTGGTTCATGGCTGCACCGGAGTGTTGGAGTTTTGGAGTGCTGGTGTGATGGAAGTCGGAAGCGGCCAGCCGCCTTTGCCTTCGAGCCGTCCGGGAAAATGGCAGCCGTGTTCGGGTAGCAGCGAATTGTAGCCGGGCAGACCGGGGAGATTTTCTTCGTAAGAGGCGAGGTTGAGCAATCCCTTCTGGCCGTTCACCCGGCAGCCGCACAGCGCGCACCAGGTGTAACCCGATGCGTTCTGGCCGAGATGCGCGCACGGCTTACGGCAGATTTTCATGCGAGCGTTGACGGTTTCCTGCGGCACCGATTTTGACGTGAGGATGGCAACGGCCGCTTTGAGCATCTTGCCGAGTGTCGGCTCCGGCCTCGCCGTCTTCGATTGACCGCACGGAGTGTTTTGGGGACAGGGCATGGCTGTTTCCTTGGTTGAGAGCGGTTGGCGTGGAACTCGCGAATCATCCGTCGCGCCCCACGGTTTTCCGAAAGGACATTCAAAATCCACGTTGCCGCCGGGAAGCTCGTAGCCGGCGCAAATCATCTTGCGAAACTCGCCGGCCTTGTCCCGGCAGCCGCGGCAGTTTTTTCCAGACCTGCACAAATTGGAATCGGTCCAGTTCATTGTTAAGTCCACTGAATGCCGTAGCTGGATGCGCTATCACACGGCCAGCCGCAGTTGACCCTGACAAGCTCCGGCGCCTGGCAGCGGTTGCTGCTGAATGCCCCCGGCGCAAGCAAGTTCACTCCAGTGGTTCCCTGCCAAAGAATCGTCGCGCCATCGCTCTGATTTGCCATGTAGGCCGTGAAGTCCGTGATGAAGACAATCGTGACTTTAATCGCAGTCGTGAATCCGTGGCTTCGCGGATCGGACAGCCATCCAGTATAGATGATCATCGGCAGATTCTTTCCCGGCCCCATGCACTTGTTGGCGCAAGCCATGTATGGATCAACCCAAATTCCATAGCCGTTATACGCGCCCGTCCCCGGACTCGCCCAATCCTCCACCGTATTGGGCAGCACCAGGCTGCCGCTCCAGTTGCTCACGATATTGCCGAACGGATCGCTGCTGGCGCACACGTTAGCGCCGCAGAATGTCCCGAACGCCTTCATGTAACACACGGAGTTGGTGATGGACGGATGCGGCTTGATTTGCACCATGATGATCCCGGTGTTGCAGTCCGAACAGTCGAAGCAGCAGCACGGAATCGGAGTTGTGAGGCTTGCAGGTATGCCGAGTGCGTTCATGGTCAGCTTGAAGTGCAGTCGTAGCCTTCGATTTGATCGCTGCCGCTCACGGCGGCGAAGTCCACGGTGTCGGGATCGTCCTGATACGCGAGCGATCCCATGTAGTAGTAACCGTTGAGCACCTGCTGTTGGAGGTCCCAATAAATCGAAGCTCCGCTGGTCGTCTTGACCATCTTGGGATACACGGCCGTGGGCTTCTTATCGAAACAGTGGTCCGCCAGGAGCGGCAGCAGGTCAATCTGTGCCTTGCCGCCAACGAGCAGCGGCAGGTGCATCGGGATGAGCAGGCCGGTGCTGGCCGTCACGCCATCCGGTCCGCCGATGGGCCGCAACACGAAGCTGGCCTGGTCGCGGAAGTGTTCCGTGATGACCATCACGCCGTCTTCGGTTGTGATCGAGGCAAGGACCATATAGAGCTTGCCGTTGTCCACATTGGCAATCGTGCAGCCGCTCGGCCATCCCGTCGGCGTCTTGCTTGCCGTGTAATATTCGGGCGACACGTCGAGTTCGCTGGCCAGGCCGTGCGTGATCGTTCCTTGAAACTGCGCGTTGGCCCCACTGCCGAGTCCGCACAGGTTTTGAAAATCCACTTCAAGCGCGATCAGATAAGGATCGTCCAGCCCGACGCCGGACGGCACCACGACGCCGTCGAAGCTCACCGTGATCGGGTCGCCTTCGCCGTCCGCTCCGCTGCCCGTAAACAGCAGCCCATCCTGCATTTGCACCGTGCGCCAGTTGTTGCTGTCCGCATGGCCGGGGTTGGCGGGACGGAACAAGCGATAGAGCCACGATCCAAAGTAACGGTAGAGTTGATCCGGCGTGTGTTCATCGAGACCTTGAGCCACCAAGTCGCCATACGGATTCGGGCCGCCGCCTTGCTCTCCAGGGTTAGGCTCTTCGCAATCTCCCGCGCAGGGATCGTCAGACGCCGGCGTCTTATCTGTGATGTCTTCCACGCGCGTCGAGATGCTGAAGGTGGGCACAACGGGCGGCGGATGGTCGGCGTTGCCTGCGCCGCCAAGATACGTCAACACCAGGTCCATGTGATGGTCCACATTCTGCTCAACGACCAGCCTATTGGTTTCCGGGTCCTTGGTGACGATGGCAATCGGGCAGTAGCACGTCTGCGTGATGCTCATGTAGGGATCGGTGCAGTATCCCGCGTAGCCCGAAATGTCCACCCCGCGAAGCGCCGGTGGCTGGAACGGATACTCGGTCCAGCCATCCTTGCCGCTGTAGATCGTTGGCACGCTCTCGCCGGATGGTCCGGCGGACGTGAACGCAAATTTCAGCGTGCACGGCCAACCGCCAGTGCCGTAGTCGCCGGGTTCGATGCTCGCGCCCACGCCAATCCAAACGATGAACTTGGTCGCGTCCTCCGGTATCTCAATGAGCGTGCTGTCGTCTCCGATGCTGCCGTCTTGTTGGAGCGTGCCGCTGACGGGCGTGCCGTTCAGCAATCCCCACCGCACGTAGTAGCGCCGAAAATCCTTGCCGTCGTCCTGGGACTCGTAATCCGGCAGGTGCAGCGCCGGAACCAAATCAAACGGCTTCGGCTTGCTCCCCTTCCGGCTGGCGCTGATGATGTCGAACGTCGTGCCGTCCGTGGAGATGTTCGGACGCACGTCGCGAGAGGTGCGCGGCGTGATTGACCTCACATAACGGATGAGTGCCGCAACGTCCAATGCGCGAACGGGATCGCCACTCTTGGGTTCTTCAGGAAGGATGATCAAGCCCATTAGCGGCGCGCCTTTTTACGCGCCAGCCGTCGGCGCGCGGATTCGTCGGGATCGTTCCACCAGTTGGAGGCCAGCAAATCACGGTCCACGGATACCCGGCCCTGCCATTCCTGCACGCGCTCGGTCGTGCCGTCATCGAGGTCGTTGTCTGAATCCCCAGTGCCGATATAAATCCACGGCTTGCCTGTGAGGCGGCACTGGTATGGCGCGCGCGCGATGCCCGGCGGTTGCTGGATCGTGTTGAGCGCAGAACCGCTGTTGGCTGTCGGGTTCGGCGAATAGGTGGTCAGCGTGACGACGGGATAGTAAACGCGCGCAGAGCGTTCCCCACGCATCCATTTCTTGAAGGCATCGAGTGCGAGTTTGTAAATCGGATCGTTGTCGTGGTTGTTCAGACTTCCAGACTCGAATGGAAGCAGAACGAGGTCAGCTTCTTCGCAAGCCGCACGAGTCAACGCCAGTTGGCCTTCGTCCATTGCGTCGTAGCGGGGAATGGTCAACAGATCCACATCTTCATAAGCCCACGTCACGCGCCGCTTCGGTTTGCGGATGGGCTGTGTGAACTCGACCGTCAGGATTCCGCTGCCGCCCTCGGCGTGCTCCAGCGTCGCGTGCGAAACATAACCACCATCACCGCCTGACACGGCGTCGCCGAAGAGAGGCATCTGGCTTTCGAGCGCCGCGTAAGGTCCCGTGAAAAAACGAGTCGTGACCGCCGCCGTCAACGTGTTGTCGGTCCGGGGCGACACCGGACGCTCGTTGACGCCTTGTCCGCCGATCCAAACGGTTGGGTTGCTCATGTTGCCCTATTGGTAGACCGCCAGTGCCTGGATGGCGCGGCTCGGTGTCATCGCGCGCTGCACGACTTGGGCGATGGTGGTGACGTGTTTGACAAGTTCGTTCGTGTTTTTTTCGTAGAGGCGCATGGACTGGAGCGCGCGCCGCTCGTAGGGAGAAAGATTTTCGGCCATCATCCCGTAAGCCGCCCGCGTTGGCGCGACAAACTGGCCGATTTGCTGGAGCGGGGTCGGATTTCCGAGTGGCGGCGTGCGATGATGATGGCCCGTTCCCTTGTCCGCACCCTCGACATCGTAAGGATCGCCCGGCGTGGACTTCTCGTTTGGGACCGTGCCGAACTTCGGAGGAATCGCCCATTTTCCAAACAAGGCTTTGAAGCCAACAGTCGGATCGTCCTCAGCAATGCCAATCCGCTTCTTGAGTTCGTCCGGCACTTTGACCATGCCATTCGTTAAGATTCCCATGAACTGATAACCAGCCTCGACGATCTTCATGCCGCCCCAGGCAAAGACACTTGCCAACCCCATGACCGTTGACGCCAGGCGGTCCAGCACCCATCCGGCTCCCTTCACGAAGCTGGTGGCAAAATCGCCTCCGCTGCCGTGGTTGAGCGCCGTCAGTAACATCGCGAGCACGCGCATCTCGGACATGAAGGTTGTGCCTCCGAAACCCGTGGCGAGGTTGGCTTTGAAGATTTTCCACTGGATGGCCATGTTCTCGATGGCCGGAGCGCTCGCCAGCATGACGCGCTGCTGCAACGTCAACTGCGCCGTGAAAGCCGCCATCGCGTCGGGCCGGTTGAAGATGCGCAGCAGTTCGCCGCCGGACCGGCCGAAGATGTTCATGGCCGCGTTGGCGCGCTGTGCCGGGTTGGGAATCGCGGAAATCGTCGCAGCAATTTTCTGGAACTGCTGCACCGGCGAAAGCCTTTGCAGGTCCTCGATGGACAGGCCGATCTGGTCGAAGATGTGTTTCGTCGGAAGCCCTTGTTCGTTCACGCCGGCAATGCTCCGCTGCATGATGTTCAGTTGCGGCGCGGCGTTGCCGGCATCGAGGCCGGCCAGCCGGAACGCCGAAGACAACCGCAGGGCGTTCTCGCGCGTCTCGCCGACGCGCTCTGACAGAGCCATCAGGTCCTCGGATTTCTGGAGCGTGGAGTTGAACGCCGACAGCGCGGCTCGCACGGTGAAGTATCCCGCAACCAGCTTGCCCAGGCCGACTGCCAGGCCAGCAACCGCATTTGTTGTGCCCTTCGATTGAGCGACCATCGCGCCGATCCCCGCGCCGCCAGCAGCGCCGCCAAATGCGCGTTGCATGTTGCTGGTCAGGCCGGCGACGCCGGCATTCGCCAGGCGAATCGTGCCGACGAACTGTTGGCCGTCGAGGCCCAGGGTAAATTGGAGGTCAGCGCCCATGTTGATTGGGAGTTTGGAGATGGGATATGGGAGATTGCCGCCTGGATTGTTCCACGGCGATGGCCACGTCGCGGTCGGCGTAGGAAAGTCCGCCGAGGTCCACTTCGTAACGCTCGGCAATCGCGGCGTAGAGCGCGAACAGGATGGCGAGCGGCGTCTTCACCAGGACCTTGATTGGATCGCGCCCGTATTCATGCGCGTAGCAGTCCACCGCCGTCAGGAGCCAGCCGCAGCCGGACCGCCGGGCTGGGAGCCGGGAAAAAAACTTTTCTCATCTCCAGGGGACGGCTCGACGGAGTCTCGCCCCACCTCCGGTTTCTCCGGCGCGGAGCGCGCGATGACGGTGACAAAGGAGCCGTTGACGTGCGCGGCAATCTTCCGTCTGGCTTCGGCGATCCACGCGCGCGAGCCTGGCATTGAGCAAACGATCTGCTTGATGGACGCGTTGATTTCCTCGGGTCCATTGGTCTGCGCGGCCTGCATCATGTCCCACAGCGGTTCGCCTTCGAGGGTGAGCGCCCACAGCGCGCCGGCCACGTCCTCGGTCGTGGCCTTGGCTTCGGCGTCGGCTTCCAGGAAGGGCGACTTGATCTTTTCGAGGGCGAGCACGTGCACCGCGCACATGACGAGCAGCCGGAAATCACCCATCCGGCCGGAGGGCGGCGGAAAGGCCGCGTGGACCGCGCCGGGTTGCCGCGTGTTGCCCGCGGCGTTGGCGGCGCGGATCGCCGCGCCGTCGGCGGGAGTGAGGCCGCGTGGAGCGGCGTCCGGCGTTTTGGATTTTGGATTTTGGATTTTGGATTTCATGGTAGCGGTGGCAAATTAGTGGTCAGTGGTCAGTTGGCAGTGGACAGTTTGAACGCAGGTCAGGGTTTTGCTGCGGCGGCTTTCGTCGCAGGCGCTTTCGGGCGCGAAGCCGAGGCATTGAGAACGCCAGGCGCGCCAAGGACGGACGGTGCGATGCTGGAAGTTCCTCGCGTGACGCCGTCGTGCTTGCTCGCGTTGACGCGCATGGTCATCAACTGTTTCTCCGTGCCGATGGCTTCGGCGTTGTCCACGTCGCCCGCAATTCCGAAGATGGTGATCGCGGTGCCCGGATCGGGAACGGTCGTGCCTTCTTGGAAGTAAACTTCGAGTTCAAGCTCCCAGTTCATGTCGAAGTAAATCTTCGCCGTGGTCCACGCGTCGTTTCCGGGAAGAAGGATGCGTTCGCTGCCGCGCTTGGCGCGGCCGGACTTGATGTAGCCGGACGTGGCAAACTCGCCGGTGCCAAGAACGACATCGGCGGGCGTTCCGACGATGGTGTTGGTGTTGGTGTTGGTGGGAGGTGTGTCGGGCATAGCGTGGTTCCTGTTTGAGGGTCAACTGACGAGATGATCAGGGATGGCCGGGATGCCGGCAACGAGACCGAAGGTCATCTTCATCGCGTCCAACGGCAGGCCGTCCGGCGCGGTCATCGGCTTGGTGCCTTTGTAGAACAGGCGCTTGCTCGCGATGCCGTCGGGCCATGTGAGCGAGCGCAGCACGGCGCGCAGGTCGCTGAGAGTCGTGTAAAGCGGCGGCTGGCCGGCGATGCCGTGCACGAGGTTCGCTCCAGGCGCGGCGAGCAACCCGCGGTTGTGGCTGACAATGACCTCGACCACGTTGTCCACGATGCCGGCCGATTCGTGGCCGCCCGCGTCGTCGTCGCCGTTCCAATGCAGAATCACCCGCAAGCCGGAAGGCGATTGCGCGAGCAGTTCGAGGACGTTCCAGGAATCGGTGGCCAGCGAGGGTTTTACGCGGTGGGCATCGCACCACGGTTTGATTCCCTTCTCGATCCTTCCAAGGATGTCCGCTGGAGAAAGTCGGGTCATATATTCATGCCCCCGCGGCTGAAAGTTTTACTTGGCTCGGTGATAATGACGGCGCTCGGCTGTGCGCGGTCCACCGCAACGGAGAGCGGATCCTGGCCGGTGGCGATGCGCGTGAGCCTGGCGCGGACCGCGTTCGCGTCCTTGCTCCACGGATTGGTTTCGTCGGGAACGCCCCGGCGCTTGTAGATGCGCTCGCAGGTGATGATGCGCGCGGCGTCCTTGACGATGGAGATGAGCGGCTCGGCGAACGGCGTCTTGAAACGGCCGCCGAGCATTCCCTCGATGGTGCTGTTCACGCCGGCCGCGAGAAGATCGAACAGGCCGGCGTCTGGCTGGCCGTCCTTGTTGTCGTCGAACGCCTCCACCATGAAGTCGGCTGGAATCCAGCCGCCGCAAACGTCATCCCATGTCGCGTAGTAACCCATGTCGTTCAGTGCTCAGTGCTCAGTGGACAGTGTTCAGTTTTCAGAGGAACGGGCGCGTGTGCGCTACCAGCACGCGCGCCCGTCCGGGTTTCGCATTTGCCTGGCGAGGCGCGCGAAAGTTATTTCTTGGCAGCTTCCGACCTCTTCGCTGCCTGCGGCACGATGCCGGTGCTGCCGACGGCGAGTTGCCAGAGCGAGACGCCCACATTCTTGCGGTCGTCCGCGCCATAGACGAACTCCTTGTCGAAGAACACGTTGTCGTCGGTCAGCGCGTTCTTCATCACGAACTCCGGGTTCTTGCGGCGCTGGAGGATGACCGGCTTCACGACGCGCGAGCAGCAGGCCAGAATCCAGATGGGCGAGATGCCGAACCACGGCACCATCACCGGCTCGGCGATGTTGAAGTAGGGGTTCTTCACGCCCGGCGAGAGATACTCGCTGCGCAGGATGCGGTTGGCCGCGGCGAAGTTCGTCGGCCCGTAGAACAGGTGCGACGGGATGATGCCGAGCGGCTGGCCCGTGTCGTTCGTGAAGGTGCTGATCTTCGTGAACGCCTGGCCGAAGTTGTCGCCGATCTCGGCCGGATTGTCCGTGAGATTGGCCAGCGGCAGCGCCAGCGTGTTGCCGAGCGAGGAATTGCCGACCGGGTGATCTTCGGCGAAGTAAGCCTTGCCGTCGTAACAGGGCGTGTTCCAGCCGTTGAGCAGCATCGCCCAGATAAGCTGGTCGGGGGACATCGCCACGCTCTCGCCCAGATTCAGGAAGGGGATGCGGAAGACGCCAAGCCGGTCATCCTCGAAGTTTTCGCGCGGCACGCTCACGGTCAACTCGAAGGGGCGGTTGATCAGCGTGTAGGAACTGGCCGCGAGATTGTGAACCACGCGCGAGCCGAGCCACTCGCGCATGGAAGGCAGGTCCTTGAGCCAGCCATAGGTCTCGGCGAAAGTGGACGACGGCGACTCGGTGGCGATGTTCGGCCACAGCGGCTTGGCTTGCGCCATGCCGCCCTGGAAGAGGAGCTTGAAGTCGCGGCTGGCGTCGAGGAGGACTTGTCGGTTGAGGATCATGTTTGGGTTCCTTTGATTTGGAGATGGACGTTAGGAGATGGGAGATGGTGACGGGTTAGAGCGGCGTGACGGTGAACGACTGGATGATTTTGAGAGCATCCATGATGATCGTGATGATGTTGGTGCCAACGATGAACGTGTTCGTCGTTCGCACAGGGCTGACCGGAAGCAATGATCCGACTGTTCCCGTCTGAATCGTGCCGCTCGCGGAGCTAAAGATGCCGTTGCTGAACACGTTGAACGTGCCAACGGCAGACTTGACGCTGTTCGTCGAGGTGAGGTCCATCGTGTCCACGCGGCCGGACGCGGCGACGTTCGTCGTCACCAGGATCGTCAACGCGTTGTTGGTCGCGGCGATGACGGTGCTGAACTGGCCCGTCGTCGCCTGGCAGAGCGGCGGCGGCGTGGCCGTCGAATCCACCAGCCTCCGGAGATAATCGCGAACGGTGCTGTCGGTCGGGCTGGCCGCGATGCCAATCAGCATGACGGCGAAGGCGCAAACGCCCGTGGTGACTCCCGCGAAGAACGTTTTCCAGTTGTGGTTTTTGGGTTGCATGATCGTTTCCTGATTTTGTTTCTGACTTCTGGCTTCTGGCTTCTCTACTCAGACCGCGAGTGGGGCGAACTCCGGGTCAATCCAAACCCCATCGTCGTCAATCTGGATGCACAGGCCGGCGGCGATGTGGTTCGTGCCGGGGCCGTGGCTCACCGTGCTGTCGTCTTCGACATAGACGAAATGCATCAGGTCGGCGGGAACGACCGGATCGGACTCCGAGTTCTTGACCTTGAACGGTTCGCGGCGCAGCCGGACGTTCTTGTCTCCCGCGCTGCCGCTCACGCCCATCCACTCCGGCGCGGCGCTGGTGTTATCCACCTGCTCTTCGACGCGGCCGACGACCTTCAGACCGGCGGTGTCGGCGGCGGGAACGCCGTTGCCCGCGGCGTTGACTGCGCCGATGGTGCCGGCAAAGAGTTTGGTGGCGGCTTCAACAGGACGGACGATGAACGTGTCCTGCATCAGCGGTGCTTGGAGGTCTGCGGTGGCTGGCATGGTTGTTTCTCCCTATTGGTGATTGGTGATTGGTAACTGGTGACTCGTGGTTCGTGATTCGTGACGCGCGGTTACTTCTTCACCGCGGTCCCCTGGCCGCCCCACTTCGTCCGCTCTTCCTCGGTGATTCCGAGTTGGTTGCTGATGGCCTGCGACTCTGGCGACACGGACATCGAAGAGGCGGCGAGCGTCTTGAGATTCGTCGGCGTGCGCTGGCTGACCGGCACCGTCACCGGAAGTTCGGCGACGAGCGCGCGAAGCTGCGGAATGGTGTAGCCGCCTTTGCCGTCCTTGTCCGGCAGCGCGGAGGCCGGGACAACCTTGCCCTCGATGCTGGCGTCGCGGACGATGGCCTCGCGGTCGAGCGCGTCGAACCGGACGTTCAGCGCGTCCATCGAAGCCTTGAAGGTGTCGAGCCTGGTGTTGACCGGCGCGAGGTCCACGGGAGCGGCCGTGGACGCGCCGCCGCCCTTGAGCAGCGCGGTAAACCGCGTGATGAAGACCGCGCCCGCGGCGTCCACGTCGGCATCGGAGGCGTCGGGCTTGAGCGCCGCGCCCGCGGCGTTGAAAAGTTGGATGAGGAATTTATTGTTCATGGGATTGTGGGTTTGGGTTTCGCCCGGCACGGGCATGTTTTCGGACTTGTAGAGGGACTTCAGCTTGTCGAGGGCGTCGGTTTTCTTCGGCCCGTCGTATTGGTTGCCCCGATAACCTTCGTGCAGCGCCGCCCAGGCAGCGCCCATCAGGGTGTGATCCGGCTTTCCGTCGCTGCCCTTGACCCGCAGATGCCAGGTCGAAGGCTCATCGGGATTCTCGGCGACGAGGTAATGCGAGCAGGAATGCTCGCCGTCCGCTTCCTTCTTCACCGCCGCGGCCAGCGTCACGAGCTTGCCGTCCGCGCCGATGCCGGCGGAAAAGAGATGGATGTCGCGCGCCGATCCCTGGCGGCAGAGCGCGCCGCTGTGCAGGAAGATGACCTCGTTGTTTTCATCCAGCGCGACCGCCCCGGACAAATCCTCGTAATGCCCCTCGCCCGCGAACTTGCTGCCGTCCGGCGTCCATCGCGGGTTGTCAATGCCGAGGCCGATGTTGAGTTCGACGAACGGCTTGCCCTTCGCTCCAATGGGCCGTGGCTCCTGGCTGCGGAGGTATTCGGGGCTGCCGGGCACCGTGTTGTGCTCGAAGTCGAGCGCCACGCTGTCGAAGCCGTTCAACGCCTGGTTGCGCGGAAGCACCGACAATGTCTTCGGGCCGACCATCACCGGACCCTTGGTCGTCTCGTTGCGGCCCCACTTCAGTAGCGTGAGCCGCGTGGGAAGTTCCTTGGTCGCGTCGAGTTTCATCAACGCGCTCAGCGGGACCAGTCGGTAAATGTCGTTCTGCACGGGCGCGAGGATTGCAGAACACGCCGCGCGCCGTCAGGTGATGGTGTCTATGCTTTCCACCCTTTCCAGAAAAAGATTCAGGAATGATTTTGGCCCAGTAGCCACCGACGTAAGGAGGTGGATGTTTGCCCCGCCGCAATGTTTTCGCCTCCTCACGTCGGCGGCTACAGGCGGCGCGCCGCGCTACCGCCTCAGCATCGCCTTGATCTTCTCGCGCGCGACGTTGGCGATGACGTAGTTGGCGCGCTGCATCCGCCCATCCGGCCCGATTGGGAAATACGGCCGCGCCGGAATCTTCGATCCTGGATGATTCACTCGACGCACCGGATGCGCCGCGCCCGGCCACGCCAGCGCGCGTTTGTTGAGCGCCTCGATGACATGCGCCCGCGTTGTGCCTCCAAACTGCTGGATGAACGCGTAGGGAAGATCGAGCGTCGAGACGGTCACTGTGTCGTTGGTGACGGCGGAAACATGGATGCCCTTCTTGAGTTGGCCGCTCTTGAACAGCACGCTCGCGGAGCCGTCTTTCTTCGCCGGCCAGGTCGCAATCCGCAGCGCCGGGTTGGTGAAACTCTCGACGATGTATCCGCGGAACTTGACGCCCATTGCTTCCAGGATCGGCCGGCGGTCGCTGATGCCCCGCGCCAGTTCGAGCAGCTTCGGACTGATCCGGTCCTGGTAGGAAAGGCTCATGAGGATTGCGGCTCTACATTTCTGCGGCAGTCCACTTGCCGCTCGTTTCAGTGTGCGCTTGGATGCCGTTCTTCTTGGCAATATTTTCCCACATGCCTTCGTAGGCGCGGCCGTCGTAGCTCTTCGGTAACGACTTCCGCCAAGACATCAATGTAAGAAGGCGGCTTGTTTCGCCCTCGTAGGCCAGCGGTGCTTCATCCCATTGGTTTTCCCAGACGCCGGTGATGACGACCTTCTTTCCGTCTGGCCACTCCAAAGTTGTGCAGATGGTTTTCATGCGCTGAAGAACACTTCAAGGATGACACGGAGGTTTTCGATAATCAACGCGTCGGGTTTTTCGTTGATGAGATTCGCGAGCCTTGCGGGCCGCGCCAGCAGTTCAACGTGCGTCGTGGGCACTTCCAGGCCGGCGACCGTCTTTGCAGTTTCTCCCCGCGTGAGATACTGCGAGCCGGCGTAGTTCCACCACCACTTGTCCTTTCGGACCGGGTTTGTGTAGCCCACGTTGACGAGCGACTCTCCGGCCGTTCTCTTGTCATAGAGCGCCTTGATGGCATCGCGATACGCCTGCGGACCGTGCATGTGAATCCAGTGCGTCAACTCGTGATAGATCGTCTCGTGCAGGAGCGCCGCGCCGCCCTTGTTGTGGGCCGTCCGGGAGATTTTCAAGGTGTGGGTCTTGTCGTTGTAGCTGCCGAGCGTCCCGCTGCCAATCGACTGCTCCAGCCGAACATCGAATTTCGGCAACAACTCCGCGACAGGCCGGGGAAGAAAATCAACAACCTCCTGGATGGTCGCCATAATGGACTTTGCCGAGAACTTTCCTTTCGTGGTTTCGCCGGTGATCGAACTGACGAAATCAGTGGCCTTCGCCGGCTCCGTTTCCCGCATTTCCGAAATCAGCGCCCGCACGTCTTTTTCTTCCCACTCGACCTTCTTGTCGAGACCGAGGCGAGCCAGAGCCGCTTCGATGCTGTCCGGCGTCTTCTTCGGTAACGTCGCGGAAGATTCCGGTGGCAGGATCGGCGAGCCGCCGAGCCATTCCCAAACCGTGGTGCCCTCGGTGTCGAGCGTTTGCGCGCGCGCGAAGTTTTCAAACACCTGCCACGCCGGAGCGTCGTAGCGCGCCTTCAGTTGCTCTAGCGGCAGCCGGAGCGTGTTCGGGTTCCACTGATACGCCGCCGCGCGCTCGGCGGCTGTCGTCGCCTTTTCTATCGGCGCGCGCACGTCGAAGTTCTGCGCCGCCGCGCCGTTCACCGACCGAAACAGCGTGCCGTTCTCGTCGAGCTTGCGCCGGGCCGCGCCCTCGATCAGTTGCCGTTCCTCCGGCAGCCGGTCCGCGTCCGCATCGCGAATCTCGCCAACCTCCTCGGCGGTCTTGGGGACCTTCGTGCAACGGCAACCCCATTCCCACGGCCCGGTGTGCGTGTCCCAAAACGGATCGAGCGTTGGCAGCGTCACGCCGTTGAGCGCCGCGTGCGTGTCGCGAACGCGGTCGTCGCCGGCCGTCACATACATGCTGTAGGGAAACACGTCGGCGTTCTCGACGATGGCCCGATGCGTCGCCGACTCGTAAGCCTGGAAGCCGTGCGTTCGCATCAACAGTTCCGCCCGCGCCTCGGCCGCGGCCGTCGAACCGGGAAGATCGGGGTCGCTGATCCACGGCGAGATGTCATTCACGATGTCGCGCTTCACGTCGTCCCACACCGCGCCTTCCGGCAACTCCGCAATCCGGTCCAGCACGCCTTGCATCACGTGGGCGTCTTCGATGCCGGTGATGGTGAACGCCCGGCCTTTGATCTCCGGCAGCATTTGATCGAACACGCGCCGCGCCACAACCGGCTTGCTCTTGAGGAACGCAATCGCCTCCGCGTGCGGGACAGGATTAAAAAGGAAGCCGGTGTCAGGCATGGTGACTCGTGACTGGTGATTCGTGATTGGTGATTGGGGCAGCCGCGTCACTCTGCGACGCGATTGCAGCTTGACGATGCGCGTTACGGAGCAACGCGGCTACTCGCGCCCGCTGTCCACTGTCCACTGTCAACTGCCCACTGTCCTCCATCCGCTCGCGGCACTCGCGCCAGCCTTTGCGCGACCAGTCGCGCAGCGTGTCGTAGGCGGTCCAATGTTGGCGCGCCGCCGGGCGCGGCATCTTCGACGCGAACCAGGTCTCAAACGCTTTGTCGTCGGTGGGCTTCATCGCTCGCTCTCGACCTCGATCTTCGCGCAGATGATGGTCGCGATGACGCAGAGAATCCCAAGCGGCACAATCCACAGCGGAAGCGTCAACAGGAAAAGCCACCACCGGATTCTTAGCGTCAAGATCATTGCTTGTGATCCTCCGGTTGGTCGAGCTTCCCCTGGCTGATTCTGAAACTGAGTTCCGTCGCCACAATTTCAGCGCGGGCGTTGTAGTCGGGCACGTGGGCTTCGCGGAGTTTGCCGAGCATCGTAGCCAGGTTCTGTTCGACAAGTGGCAGGTTGGCGAGCTTCTCTGCGCGTTTCAAATCCGGGTGGGACAGATAGCGGAAGCAATAGTTTCGCAACGCCCACTCGAACAAATCCAAGTCGCTAAAGCACGCGATGGGAATCGCGCCAGACTCAGATGCTTTGGTCAGGACGTTGGAGTTCATGACTTCAACAGCCGGTCGAGGTTGTGCTTCTGCCGGATTGGAATGCCCGCTGCGGTCACTCCGTTGATTAGACGCATGATCTTCGCTGCGTCCGGCTCTTGAAGGCCGTGGCCTTTGGAATCCGCGCCGATGTTGATGAAGTCCGGCCGCGCCATCGCGATCCACTCGATAAGTTCCGAATCGTCGAAGTCCAGGACCGGCTCGATGGTGATGAACGCCGGCACTTGCGGCCAGTAGGAGCGCAGGCGTTTGAAGTTTCCGATGCGCAGTTGCGGCGTTGGCGCTTTGCCCATCACGTCGTGCCATCGGTTGCTTTCAATCGTCGTTCCGACCATGAACTTGAGCGGCCAGCGAACGGCGCGATTCGCAAGCAACTGGACCAGGCGGCCGACGTTCTTTGTTTGAAGGACGTAATTATTTTGATGCCACTCCGCGCAGTGGGCGAGGATTCTGCGAATCCAATCGCCGGGGATGTCGTCAGCAAATAGGTCGTTGCAGTGCTCAATGAATATGGTCCGGTCAACGCCATAGTTGACCTTGAACTCCTTTTCCTCAAGCCGCAGCGGCCCCGTGTAGTGGCCGCCGCTAAACTTCCTCTCCATCGCCTGGACGTAACAGTAGCCGCAGCGGTGCGGACACCCGCCGCGCAGATGGCTGTGGGTATGCGTCACCCAGGGATACATGTTGCCAGCGGATTTCTTCAGGCTCATCGCGCAGCCTCCTCTACGTATTCAAATTCGATCCGCGTGACCGCAGCAAACCCCAAACAGCCCATGTGGTGCTTGAACATCTCGATGAACTCAACTGGACCGAGTTCGGGGAAACCTTCCCGCGCACAATCCTCCATTGTGATTGCGATCAGCGACTCACGCCGAACACTGACAACGCGGATGTTGCCGAGCCGGATGATTTTCTCGCCGGGCTTTAACCCCATCGCCTTGCGGACGCCGCATAACAGCGTGCCCGGCTTCAACTTCTTCCATCCAAGCCTACGCGTCACTGTCTTGGTGCGCGCGCGGAACTGCGCCTCGGTCAGAGAGAACGAGATGTTTCTCATATCGCTTCCTTCCACCTCTCGAGGCGCGTCATGCGACGCCGATCCGGCCAGGTGACGGGCGTGGTCCAATATTCCGGGTCCCGGCAGCCTTCGAGATGCGCGTTGAGCGACTCGATGCTGATTTCCGTCGAGTGCGGCGATGTGCGGCGGCTCTCGATGATGCCCGACGTGATCAGCCTCAGCAGAGTCTTCCAACAGATGCCCAGGCCGAGTTGGCGCGGCAGCGCGACGGTCAGCCGCATCCACGGCTCGCAAGCCTGGACGACCGGCCTGAAGGTGCCGTCGCCCGCCGGCAACAGGCGCGCGATGGCGAAGCGCGTCACGACCTCCACCGACACCGGCGTGATCTTCACGCCCGGCGCGATTTCAACCTCGGCCTTCTTCCCGATGACCCTGGCTTTGTAAGTGGCAGCGGATTGGCTCATGTTCATCAGACCTTTGGAAAAACCAGTTGCTCCTGGAGCGCCAGCCGCTTGGCGGCGTCGAATAATCCCCGCGCCTCGAACTCCGACGCGGCGCGATAGATGCCGCCTGTGGAAGGCGTCGGCAAAGGCTGGCCGGTTTTCGGGTCGCATTCTTCCACCAGCAGCGCGAAGCCGAGCGCGTATAACTCCGAGACACGCGGGCGGACATCCAGAACGAACAGCGGATCGTTCGGCCGCATCGCAACGGCCAGTTGTTTCGTGGTGCAAGGGCCGTGGACTTTGAGCGCGTCCAAGACTTCGAGCCGCGAATCCACAAGCCAGTTCTGCTTCAGGCTAGCGAACGTTTCGTTTCTGAAATCAACGGGTTTCATGATGCAAAGCCAGGCTAAGTTGCCCCCCCCCCATTTTGGATTTTGCGCCGGTGCCTCTCGCAGACCTGGACGCGATAAGGTTCGCCTGCGCTCGCGTCGGTGAAGGTGCCGTTGGCGATGGCGTGACAGCCGGGCCACTTGCAGTAGAACGGCGCGCGGCTTCGCGTGGTCTTTGGATCGAAGAGCGTCTTCATGATTCAAAATGGGTTGTTGGCTGCAACGGCGGTCGCTGGCGCGTCATCGTAAGGCGGACACTCCTGTCCGCTGTCATTCGGCGCGGACAAGAGTGTCCGCGTTACCGGCTTCCTCCGGCTCCTCACCGTGTAAACGAGGCACCAGACTTGCCGATCACTGGCCTCCGATAGCGGACGCTTGAACTGACGCCAACAGATTCCTGCGGCGTAGCTCTCTGGAAGGTCGCGCTCGCCCAACGCCTCCTTCAGCTTGAACATGGCGAGCCGGCGCGGCTCGGTCTGCGCGCGCTCAATGGCGCGTGCCGCCGCTGCCACGTCGCCGAGCAATCCTTTGAGATGGCCGACGACCAGCGCGTAGTGCCGCTGTGTCGCGGCGCGGAGCGAGGAAAGTCCGCAAGCTTCAAGCTGCTGCTCATGCCGCCACGCCTCGAAGTTGGCTCCGCGCTCCATCGCTCCACGCTCAACGAGTGTGTCAAACGCTTCGCGTGCCAGGATGCACAACCTCGCCTTCTGGCCGTTGTCGAGTGGCGCGGCTGGCGACGGCACGGGCCGGCCGGTGCGGTGCTGGAACGTCACCCGGTACGTCTCGCTCGCGATGTCAGCAGGGATGATCATCGCGCTTGCTCCCTAGTCTTTTTAATGAAGGCGTCCAGCTTCGCTTTTGAACGCACTGAGGCATTGTGGATGCGATGGCCAAGAGCGCGGCGCGCGGCATTTTCTTTGCAAGCCTCCTTTGGAAGAAAACCCTGCGTCGCCATCGCGAGCATCATCGCGCCATTGAGATGGGCTATCTCGACTGGATTAAAACGCAGCGTCACGGAAATCTGTGGCATTCTTAAAACCGATGGCGTCTTGGTGTTCTTCATGCCGATTCCTCTCCAGACTGGCAGCGGACGCAGATGCGCCGGCCTTCGTCATTCTTCGGCACGCCGCCGGGGTAACTCGTGCCACATTCTTCGCAGGTGTTGGCCACGCAAAACATCGCGTGAGGCATCCCGATCTTGTATTGACGCCCACAGCCTTGGCAGATGGCGAAGCCCGGCTTCAACGCCGGCTTGGATTTTTGTTTCAGCACCTTCGCGACGAGCGCGGTGCCGCTGAGCGTGTCGAGGTCGCGCTTCAACCGGCGTGAGTTTCGATCCGGCTTCTTCTGACTTCTGACTGCTGGCTTCTTCTGTTTCATGCCGCCTCCTTGGCCGCTTCGGTCGGGGCCTCGACTTCCTCAATCTTCAGCTCCACCTCGAAGAACTCGCCGCGCTCGCAGGTGACGCCGAGTTGCTCCAACGTCAGCGGCGCTTTCGGATTCTTCGGATTCGGGATCGGTTCGTTGCGGTAGGCGAGCATTGCCTCTTTGTCCGGCTCAGGATCGAGCGTCCGCAGCAGGACGTTATCCAGGCCAAAGGACTTGACGATCTTGACGACCTTTTCCCAGGTGAACTTCGGCATCAGCTTCGTGCCCCACGCGCCGAGATAGAGCTTCACCTTGCCGTGGACAGTCTCAATGAACTCGTGCCCCTCGAACTCTTTGCGGTTATCCACGCTCCACGCCTTCACGCCTTCGTTCCAGGCGGTGATCTGTTGAACGGCCTCGTCAATGCCGGTGGCGAACTCCCGCTCGGCGTCGAGCACGGCCTGGGCCTTCTTCGCCTCCAGTTTGCGTTTGCGGATTTCCCACTCGCGCATCTGGCCGACGGCGTTGACCATTTCCTCGCGCGACGTGATCGTCGGGACAGGAACGGTCGTGGTTTTTGTTTCAGTTGGTTTCTTTGCCATAGGTAGCTTCCTTTCAGTTGGAGTGTTGGAGTGATGGATTTGTGGAGTGATGGGGTACGGCTTTCGGCTCGCCCAATTTCGCGCCGCTGCCGAACATTGGCAGTCCCTGATATTCTCTCGACCAGAGGTCCGGGGTGAATTGGGACGGGCGCGTCACGTAGCGGTACACTGATTGTCTCGCGAGTTCGAGATGCTCCCACCCGCGTTCGAGTTGAATCAGTTCGTCTTCACTGAACGCAACGCCGTCCACTTCGGCTGCGTGAAGCCGGTCCTGAATGTTGTGGGCGGCGGCGGCCATCATCCCGGCAGCGGCCGTGGTCTTGTCGGAAGCGGATCGCAGACGTGCGGCTGGTGCCGGCTGCGGATGCGTGGATTGAGTCAGGTGATTCATCGCGCGGCCTCCTCTCCAGTCTTCGGCGGCCCTAGCATGATGTCGCAGGATTCGACTCTCCCGTTGCTGATCTTCAAATCGTAGCAAATGTTCGCCTCGTATGGACCGTGCAGCCTGCGGACGTGGCCGACGTGCTGCGCTAGCACGGACATGAACTGCTGTTCGTTCAGTTTCATGTGATAGTTTCGCTTCAGTGTTTTCATCGCGTCTTCTCCACTTTCTTGACGGCCTCGCCGAAGACTTCGATGGTGACGGGATCGCCGTCGGCCATGTCCTTGGCCTCGCGGCACACGGCGTCCACGAACGCCAGATGACCAAGCCGCGTCGCGGGACCTTTGCCCTCGCCGCCGATGAGGATCGTCGCGGCCTTTTTACCCTCGCCGTTTTCCCAACGGAGCCGCCGCTTCACGAGCATCTCCACGTCGTGGAGGTCCAGCGTGTCGAAGTTGATCCGCTCGGCCATGCGGTTGCGGGTGAGTTGCAGCGCCTCGAAGTAAGCCTGCGTCTCCAGGCGTTTCCAGAGCGTGCTGAACGCGGAGCCGATGAACTCGCCGGGCGTTTGGTTGATCAGTGTTTTGAGCATGTTCAGCGACGCCGGACCGAGGTGGTGCATCTCGTCAATGAACAGGCAGACGCGGCGAAGGTTCAGTTCGGAGATGGCCAGTTCCTTGCGCTCGTTGGTGCCGCCCGCAAACTCCTTTTTGCCGAGCATCTTCAGGATGCCGCCAAGCATTGTGGTCGGGTTCTTCCACGTCTCGTCGGCCTCGCCGAAGAGCACGCGCCGGCCGTATTTGGCCGCGAGCATCCGTCCGGCCTTCGTCTTGCCGCTGCCGCTGACGCCCTCGATGATGATCAGCCGGTTGTTCCCGTGGACGTTCATGATTTTCAGGAACGCCACGCGCAGCCGGCTGCATGTGCTGAGGTCGTCGAAGATCGCCTCGTCGGTGTCGTCGGCAGCGCCCTCGGCCTCGATGAGGTTGACGACGGTGCGGTATTCGAGCAGCCAGCGTTCAAGGTCGAGTTCCTTCAAGTCGCCCGCCAGGATGCGCCCGAAAGTTTTCGTTGAGCCGACGCCGCCGAAGCGTTTGCAAAGCTGCGTGTCGTTCCATCCGCGTTTCTTCTGGTAGTCGCGGATCGTTTGAGCGAGCGAGCGCAGGTCCTTTTGCTGCGCTTCCGCCGCCGCGCTGTTTACAGTTTCCGTGTTCATGGTGGTAGCTCTTTCTAGTGGTCAGTGGGCAGTGTACAGTTAGACGCCGAGACGGTTCGGCGGGTTTGCGATGACGGAGAAACGTCGAGTCTTTCCTGTCGTCAGATTGTGGCATGTGATCGTGGACGACCAAGGTCCATCGCCGTGACCATCAACCACGGCCACAATGGACGCGCCTCCGAGCGTTACCGAGATACTGGCTCCTACGGGAAACGCTTTTTGGATGGCGGCACGCAGTCTTTTTTGTGCGCGATCCACTTCGATGTCCGCTTTGAGAATGGCTTCCCATTGGCGTTCGACTTGGTAGCTAGTCGTCTTCATCTGCATTGTCCTTTCTGTTTTCTGACTTCTGATTTCTGGCTTCTTTTCTACGTTTCGATCAGTTCACCGCGCGCGCGGGCTTCGGCCTCGCGCCGGGCGATGTAATCGGCCGCAGCAGCGCGGTCGAAAGTTCCGCGGGGAACGGGTGAATTAGGCGGACGCAGCCGGGAGGCTGCCGAGTCGTCCGCAGTGGTTTCCGTTCCCCGCGTTGAAATATCGAGCGCGCCGCTTTCGATGGGATTTGCCCGATTGGGTAATGCCCGCTCGTTAGCGGTCCTGCCCTCGGCGGCGCGCTCGGAAAGTGGATCGTGGAGCGTTGTTGGCTTCTGACTTCTGACTTCTGACTTCCGACCTCCGACTTCCGTGCGCAACACATTGCCGCGGCCGTCGGACTCCAGGTGAACGACGGCGGCGCGTCCGCCCGGCTCGATGGCCGCAAAACTCGCGCGCACCTGGGCGGTGCGCAGTTTGCGCGCGGCGATGGCCGGCGAAACGTAGTCGCTCCAGTCGGAGAACTGCGGCTCGCCCGCCGCCCACGGCGCGACGCCGATGAACTGGAAGCGTTTCCAGTTCTCGCGGTTCATCGGCCGCGACTCGAAGTTGAACAGCGCGCAGCCGGCCTCCGGCATCAGCGGATCGAAGCGCGCAATGATGCGATGGCCGCGCTCAATGAACGGCACCTCCTGCGTCGCGGCGTGGAACCGGAACGGCGTGGGATAGGTCTCGACCTTCACCTGGACGTGGCCGGGAAGCTGCACGCCGAAGCTCTTCATGCGGATCGTCGGCTTGAACATCCAGAAATCCTGTTCGCCCACGGCCGGCAGCGTGCCGCCGATGGTAGCCATGTCGCGTGCCCAGGTCACATCGGGCGCTTCCGGCGGAAGCCCGTCGCAGCGACGCACGCGCCGGTTCAAAAACTGGCAGCCCTTGACGAGCTTGTGGATGAGTTCCTCGCCCCAGGGAATGAAGCCGCACTTGCGCGGGTCGGCCTTTTGCGCGTTGACCGCCATCATGTCGTCGGTGGCCTGCTCGTATTCGCCGCGCGTTTTGCCGATGCGCACGCCATAGACGCCCATGATCTTGTGGAACGGACGGAACGCCGATTCGATGCCGCCCTTGGCCGTCGAAGCAAATACGTGGTCCACGCGAATCACGCTGGAGATGCCGCCCCAACGGCTGCCGTCGGCGTGCACGCGGATGCCGTCCACCGCGTTATTCTCCCAGCGACCGCGTTCCAGCCGCAACCGTCCGAACCGCCCCCAACGCCGCACGAGCAATTCGATGAACCGCGCAATGTCCTCGCCGCGGTAACTGTCCCCGAAACGAGCGACCGGATAAACGCCGAGCCACTTCCCGCTGCGCACGTCGCGCGCCATCAAAATCTGCCGGCCCACGCGCCAATAGCCGTCCGGATCCTGCCAGAAAAACGGCACGTCCGTGGACACGTCGTCGAACTCCACGATGTCGCCGCTGTTGACCGGCACCCATGCGCCTTCGTCGTCGTAGCCGAACATCCCGCGACGCACGCTGAATGCCACCGACCGCAAATCCTCCGCGCCCCGCGCCGCAGCCATTTCCTCGGAAGTCACGCGCACCTGGCGCATCAGGCTTCGCGGATAGCATCCGGTCTGCCGGTAGCCCGCGATGACCTCGCGGACCTCCGGCCGGCACACCTCCGAGTCGGCCATCAACTCGATGCCCATCGGCGTGCTCTCGGTCTTGAGCGCGAACTTGCGGGCGGTTTTTTTCTCCGCGGCGTTGAGCGTCACCTTTTGTTTCCTCCCGCTTCGGTGGTAGCCGCGCTCCAGTCCCGGCTCGCCGCCCGCGACGAGCTTGAGCGACCAGTTGCGCAGCGTGATTCTCGGATGCCCGACCTCTCTTGCGGCGGCGACCGATGACAATCCCTCCGCCTGAAGCGCGAGCCATTTGCGGACCGCTTTCGCGCGCGACGATGCCCAGGGAGAGACGGAAAGTTGGCAGTGGGCAGTGGGCAGTGGGCAGTGGGAATCGGTCGCGTCGGCGGCTGTAGCGGCGGTCTGTGACCGCCGATCCGGGATGCCGGGATTAGAGTCGGCAGCGGGAGGTTCGCACGCGGGCTGTTCAATGATGGGGATGCACTCCCTTGTCCGTGGCTCTCCCACGGCTCTATTGCTCGCGTTCCCGGACCGGCGGTCACAGACCGCCGCTACAGTGATTGTTGATTCGTTCATCGCGCCAGTTCGGTTGGCACGTCAGGAAGTTTTCTGGCAACAAGACCGTGGGTGAATTGGCGATGCGTTTTTATTCCTTCAAACCAAGCATGAATCCCCGTTGCGAAGACGCGGACCTTGCGCACCGTCTGCCACTTTTTATAGAGGTAGAGTTGATCGCCGTGTCGCACATCAATCATGCGGACAAACTCGGCCCGGTCCCCGTCGTTTGGATTCAGGCCGGGATTCATCGCGCGCCTTCCTTGAGAGCTTCGATACGCGCCTTGCAACCGCGCATGACGGCCTTGACCAACGGTTCGGGAAGTTTGGCTGGCATTTTCTCGGCATCGCGCAAGATCGCCCCGGCAATGCCGGCCTTGGCGATCTTGTTGAACCCACAGCCATGCCGAGTGAGGCTGAGGAACGCGCCTCCAATCAGTTTGCCGTAGTTCTTGATCGGCTTCGTCTTGCCGGCGTCCGCCGCATCCTTCCCGCCCCATCCGGCGACCACGCGGCCAAGGCCGATGCCCCGCTGCATGACATCGTTGATGGCCCGTTCGCGGCGCTCGGTCGGTTGGCCCATGACGCGTAGCGCGTATTCCATGAAAGCTAGGCCAACGTCGTGCTGCGCGGAGAACTCCTTGATGGTGACGCTGTTGCCACACTCCGTAGTGTTCGAGGAAATCAGGGGTTTTGACCCTTTTCCGACATTTCGGAGGTTTGCCAGACTGGCTGCTTTCCTCTCGGCAGCGGTCTTGGGAAATAGCACCGCGATCATGATGGCGCGCTGGCTCTCGTTGAAATCGCGCCGCGCCAGCGCCGTCTGCATGGCGATGGTCGCAACCTGATCCTCCGGCTTCACGATGCACGGCAGTTCTTCGATGCTCGGAAAGTTTCTGGCTCCGCGCAGGCGGTGGCGTCCATTCGAGACACGCCCCTTCGGATCGCAAATCAACGGCTCCTGGACACCGTCGGCACCAATACTATCCACCAGCGCTTTATATTTCGGGTGATCTTCCGGCAGCATCGGAATCAGGTCCGCAACGGGATGATTGCTGAGTTCCGACACCTTCATCATGACGATCTTGTTGCTTGGCTCCATGTTCTCTTCTTGCTCCTTGGATTTTGGGGTTGAGGTTTAGTGGCTTGCTGACTTCTGACTGCTGGCTTCTGACTTCTGAGACGCAACGGGCGCCTCGTCAAAAAATTCACAGTGGCAGCCGGATTCGCGGCAGCCGTAGCTGAAGGCGGTGTGCTTCCATTGCGGATGACCGCAGACGCAGGAACGGAAGAGCGCGGCGGCGGCGCGGTGCTGCCGGAGAAAGAGCGGAAGCGGAGCCGCGCTAGTGGGCAGTGGGCAGTTGCCAGTGGGCAGTGGGGAATTGGGAATCATCGGCGCTCCTTTGCGGCGAGCAGTTTGATGCGAACGAGGAAGTCCACCGAATCTTGCAGCCGCGCCGACGCCGAGGTAACGGCGTTTGCCTGGCGGATACGAACAGCAGCAGATTCGGCCTGGCAGCGCGGGCGACGGGCATCGCGTAGCACGATCAAAGACGCGGCCAGGCCGCCCCATCGGTTCGCCATCTCCCTGGCCTCGGACGCAAGCCGCTTGAGTTCGACTTGGCGCGCGGTCATCGGTTTAACCTCCAGCCGATGAACACCACAAGTCCGACAAGTGCGCATGGGGAGACAACAATCACCGTGATGCAAATGATCAGGATCGCCATATCGCTCATCGCTTGCCTCCGCTCTTGGCGGAAAGATGGGAGTTGGCGGACGGTTTGTTTGTGTGACCGGTGCGCCATCCGGCCGTCTTGCGCAATCCGCCAACTCCACGAGGTTCGGAGGTGTTTTTTTGTTTCAGCGCCGCCTTCAGTTTGGCCGCGACCATCTGGACCGTTTCAATGATCGCCCACGCTTTGAACTGCACTTCCTCCCACTCGGTGGCTGGAGCCAATTCGTTATGGTCCATGTATGCACACCACTCGGCCATGCCTCTCAGCAACTGTCCCGCTTTGGGGATGGCGAGCCACGGCCGTGAGCGGTCCGCGTAATCAATTCCGTTGCGAATGTCGGGCGTGTGTTTCATTGACTGATCTCCTTTTCCAGCGCGGCGAGAATCTCGCGCGAGCGCCGGTCGGTGCGTTTGCGGTTGGCGGCCAGGGAAACTTGTGTTCGCGACCAGTCGCGCTCGCGCCCCCAACTGGCAAACGTGTAACCCTTTCGAGCCAGAGCGAAACGAATCTCCAAACCAGCAGCAACTTCGGTGTTGACGGAAGATCGGCTCGGCGGGACACTCGCGCGTTGTTGCGAACGTTTCATTTGAATGCGCCCATTATTAATAAATTATGAAAAGGGTCAAGCTCTTTTTTCATTCTTTCTTAAATTTATAAACGGAGGGTTTTTGTGAAGATTCCAGATCGGGACAAGACTGAAATCGCTAACCGCCTTCGCCGCGAACGCGAAGATCGAAAACTAACGCTGGCTGATGTTGGAAAGAAGGCGCGCTGTAGTCTCCAGCCAATCTATGAGATCGAGCGCGCAGGTTCCTTTAGCGAGAGGTTGCTGCGCGACGTTTGCGCCGCTTTAGAGTTGAACTGGAAGTGGCTGCGCTTCGGAGCCGGCCCCAAGCATATTTCCGAAGCACCGGACGATGAGCCATCGCCTAATAACGAGCAGATGGCGAAAGCTTTGGGCGTGCCAGCAGGCTTGAAAGGCGAAGTGCGGCTGGAAGCGATGCCGCAACTGCGGTGGATTCCTGTTGTGTCCTGGGCGACAGCCGGGGCCGCCAAGGACTACAACGATCTGGCAAATTTTCTCGATGAGAAAATTCCAACGGAGAGTCGGGATGAAAACGCTTTTGGTTTGATCGTGCAAGGCAACTCGATGGAACCAATGATCAGTGAGGGGAGTCGTGTCACCGTTTCACCAAACAAGGAAGCTCAGAGCGGCAACGTCGTAATCGCTCGCACGCGCAAGGATCACGGCGTCTTTCTGAAAAAATTCTTCCGCTTTGGCCCGAATGGCACTAAGGTTCGTCTTGTGAGTGTCAACCCGGATTACCCGCCGCTGGAGTTCAACCTGAGCGACTTCCGATTCATCTATCCGGTAGTGGGTGTGTTCAGGAAACTGTAGGAGAACGCCCGACGATGAGGCAGAGCAAATATCTCAGCGACCCCTCAACTCCGTCCGTCTCATTTGCGCGGAGGCTGTTTTATTGGGCTATCCCCGCCGCGCTGCTCTACTACGCTGGCGATGCCGTCTTCGTCCTCTATTCCCTGAAGGCGGCGGTCGAACAACGCGACACTGTAAGGCTTGACTGGCTCGTGGATTTCCCGAAAGTGCGCGATGGTTTGAAGGAGGATTTCAAAGCTCAGATGTTGGCGGATCTGAAATCCAAACCGCAAACCGAAGATGTCAGTGACGGTGTCGCCCATGCAGCCGCTTTTTTCTTCGGTCCCATGATCGTTGGATCGCTGATAGATCAATATGTTACACCGTCTGGCTTCGTCGAGATAATGAAGGGGGATTCACCGGCGGCCGAAAAGGAAAACGCCATGAACGATAGGATGAAACGCCTGCTCAAAACCGACAAATTTGAATGGGCTGGCTTTGTGTCCCCGACGGTCTTTGCCCTGACTGACGGCGAGATAAATCTGTTTTTTGGTTTTGCGGATTTTGGATGGAAGCTGCGGCGGGTCCAGATGCCGATGGATACGTTTTCAAATCGACAGGTTTCCACCGCACGCTGACGGCAAGAGTGGTTTCTTTAGCGGCGGCGGCCCGGCGGGTTCCACAAGCCCGTTGCTCCTTGGTGGGCCGCCGCCGCTCTATCTCCCGACTGCGACTGCCGGCTGCCGTCTCAAAATCCCATCTTCCATCTGCCGTCTTCCATCCGGGCAGATATTCTGGAAAGGGTGGAAAGCATAGACACCATCGCATGACGGCACGCCACGCGGGCGCGTAGCGTGGCGGGCATGTTCGAGACAGCACTCAGCCATCAGCTTTCAGCAATCAGCGGGCAGTGGGCAGTGGGCAGTGGACAGTTGGTTGCGGCGCTGCCGTTGCCCGACAGCTACCAGGCCATTGGGTGGATCATCGTTGCTCTCTTCGCTATTGCGGCGGGCGTCTATTACACGCTGGCCGCAATCAACGAGGGGCGGAAGATGCGCGAGGGCAACCAGCCGAAGCCGCGCTCGGTCACTTTTCCGCCGGAGTTTGCTGACGCCGGGGACTGCGACGCGCGCCACAAGAAGCTCGACGCCGAGCTTGAAGCGATCAAGGCAGATGCCACCCGGCGAGACGAGGCGAACAAATCATCACGCGAGAAACTTCACGTCCAACTCACCCGGATCGAGACGGACATCTCGAAGCTGACGGAGAGGAGTGAAAACCAAAGTGAATGGCTCGAATCCACGAGCAGGAAACTATCCGACGTTGCCGAGGGGCTGGCCAACCTGGCGGGACGAATCAAAAACTGACGGCAAGGGAAACCAGCGCATGAATCCCCAACAACTCTACGACCTTCGCTGCGCGCTGCTGCGCGAACTCTACCGTGTGACGCCGCTCGGACGGACCGCCGCGCGCCTTTGCCAGATTGTGCAAGATGACGTGAAGTGCGACGCCAACCAGGTGGACGCATCGCTCGAATTGCTGCGTGGCGAAGGCAACGTCGAGCCGCGCCAGACCGAGCGCGCCGCCGCGATGTCGCCCGGCTTGCCGCCGTTTTGGTTTATCACGGCGGCGGGGATGAAGTTTTGCGAGGCGAACAGTCTTGTATGAACGCAGGGAAAAGATAGCCGCCAATGACGCGAATGGACGCCAATTGGAAAACCGAAATTCGCGCCTGTTCGCGTCATTAGCGGCAAACAAAAAACGAAAGGAAGCACCATGAACTCGACGCAGGTTCTCTCAGCCATCCGGCACACTTTGACGATTGCCGGCACCATCGCGGTCACGCTCGGCTACACCGACGCGGCGCACTGCACCAACGCGGTCAACGTCACCATGCAACTCGTGGGCGAGGCGCTGGTCATCCTCGGATTCGTCTGCGCTCTCGTGAACGCGGCGCGAACCCACACGCTCAAGCAATGGTGGGACACGCTTGCGCCGAGTGAACAGATGGCCATTAAACAAGAGGCGCGGCGCAAAACGGCATTGGGCCGCGCGCTGCCGATGATCCTGATGGCGCTGATGCTGCCGCTGTTCGTGACTGGCTGCTCGCAGAATGCGCAAGTGATTGAATACCGGGCGCTCGGCACGATTGGCGCGACGGCCAACACGGCCCATGAACTGTGGAAAGCCTACGCTGCCAGCGGCCAGGCGAAAGCCGCTGACATTGCCACAGTGCGCGACTGTTGGGCCAAGTATGTTGCCGCGTTCGATCTCGCAGCCGACGCGGGGGCGGCAATAGCCCAAAACGGCACCAATAACACTTCCGCATTTCAGGCCGCGATGAACGTCGTCGGTCTTTGCGAAAAAGACCTGGTCACGCTCGTCACCACCCTGTTGCCGCCCGATCTGGCGGCAAAGCTCAACGGAACCCAGTAGCCCTGCGCAACGCCGGGCCAAGAAAGGACACCATGCCACTCGTCATCATTCAAATCATCCAGGCGCTCGCGCCCGCGATGATGCAATACGGTCCCCAGTTCGTGGAGGACATCATCGCCATCTTCCGCAATCCGAGTCCGACCCCGCAGGATTGGGAAGACTTGAAAACCAAGTATGCGCAGCCCGATCCGCCGCAAGCATGAAATCCCTCGCGTTGCGACTCGCAGTGGCGGCGCTGGCGTTTTTGCTGACGGGTTGCTCCGCATGGCTCGTGCCGGGCGAGCCAGCCATCGTCAACAACAGCAACAACTCCATTTTTAATCCATGAACCCCAACACTCCTTCGCTCCTATCCTCCAAGTCGCGCCTCGGCCGTCGTTACGGCTGGCATCGCGACCTGCCGGACCACCGCGACCGGCTCTGCATGGCCTTCATGCCGCCGGCCGCGCTGCCGCCGCACGTGGACCTGCGCGGGCCGAACATGCCGGCAGTTTACGACCAGGAGGAACTCGGAAGCTGCACAGCGAACGCCATCGCCGCGGCGCTGGAGTTCGACCGGTTGCGCCAGAAGCTGCCGAACTTCATGCCGTCGCGCCTGTTCATTTACTTCAACGAGCGCGCGATGGAGGGCACGATCCACTCGGATTGCGGCGCGCAAATCCGCGACGGCATCAAGAGCGTGGCCACGAACGGCGATTGCCCGGAAAGCGAGTGGCCTTACAATCCGCCGCTGTTTGCCGTGAAGCCGCCAGCGCCGTGCTACGCCCACGCGGTGCAGCACAAGGCCGTGAACTACGCCCGCGTGCCGCAGTTCCCGGCCTCCATCCAGTCGTGCCTCGCCGCCGGTTTTCCGGTTGTGTTCGGGTTCACGGTCTATGCGGGTTTCGAGGGCGACGCCGTGGCGCAGACCGGCGTGTTGAATCTGCCGCAGCCGCACGAGGCGAATCTTGGCGGTCATGCGGTGCTGGCGGTCGGCTACGATCTGCCGAGCCAGCGGCTGTTGGTTCGCAACTCCTGGGGCGTGAAGTGGGGACAGCAGGGTTATTTCACGATGCCGTTCGCCTACGCTGCCAACCCGAATCTCGCGAGCGACTTCTGGCAAATCCAACTGGTGTCGTGAAAACGGAAACCAGAAATCAGAAGTCAGAGGTCAGAAGTCAGAAGTCGGCAACCGGCACACGGCTGAAACGCGCTCTCGCGGCGCTGAAGCACGACCGTAAGCTGCTGGCTAGAATGCTGGACGTGTTCGACGCCCTGATCGGCGAAGACATGGATGCGGCCGAGATATGGCTGACTGCGGCAGAGGAACAAACGGCCGAACTGGAGCGTCAACTCAGGTTGGCATGAGCAACCCCCACCAAACGTGCAGTGCTAAGAACCGTTACCCGTCGAAGAAAGACGCGCGGACGGCGATGAACGCAGCATTGAGGCGACACTCCAACCGGCCGGAACGACTGCGTGCCTACTATTGTCCCGCCTGCCAGGGATGGCATCTCACGTCGAAGGAGTTTGAGCCGGCATTATGAGCGCGCCAGACACCACCGCACGCAAGGGCAAGATCGGCCGGATGCCGAAGACGGTCCGCGATGAACTGAATGCGCGACTTCGAGATGGCGAGTCGAGCGCCACGATTTTGCCCTGGCTCAATGCGATGCCGGCCGTCAAGGCGATCCTGAAGAAACGCTGGCGCGCCGAAGCGGTCAGCGACCAAAACCTTTCAGCCTGGCGCAACGGCGGCTACAAGGAATGGCTCCAACGCCAGGATGAACTCGACCAAACCAAAGGGCTGGTGGAGTTCTCGGCCGACCTCACGCGCAAGACCGGCGGAAGCCCCGCGGACGCGGCGGCGAATCTCTCCGGCAGCCGGCTGCTCGCGGCGCTCGACGAGCATCTGACGCCCTCGGCCATCAGCGAACTGCTCGCGGACCGGCCCAAGGATTTGCTTTCGCTCGTTGAGAAAGTCGTGCAGTTGCAGGCCGAGGAAAACCGCAAGGCCGCGGTGACATTGAACGTCCAGAAGTTCCAGTGGGACGCGGCTGAGGCGGTGGAGAAAATCGGCGTTAAACAACTGGCGGACATTCTCAACAGCAGCGACCCGCATCCGATCAAGATGGACAAGCTGATCCGGCTCATGTTCGGCAAGCGTCCCGACGCGCCAACCGGGCCGATGGCCGGCGTGGCATAGACGGGAGGAAACATGAAAGCCTCCAAACTTCGCGGAAAATCCGCTTCCGTGGTTCTCGACGAACACGCGTTCAAATCCCCATCGTCCGATGAACCCTACGGCGTGCCTCCAGAGCAGGCTGCGGCGGATGAGAAAGCGCAGTGGGGATCATATCGCACGCCACAGCCGACTGCGCCTGGCGCGGAGCCATCGGCCATCGTTGCCGACAGCTTCACCGCCTACCAAAACGAAGTCTTCTGGACCGACACGCCGCGCCGCCAATGCTGGCTTTGGTGCCGACGCGCTCGCAAGTCCACGACCGGCGGCGCGAAGGCGTTCCGGCTGATGGCCGAGACGCGCGGCGTAGACGTGTTCTTTCTCTCGGCGTCGCTGCTGCTCGGCGAGGAATACATCCGCAAAGAAGCGTTCGTCTGGCAATTGCTGCTGCGGAAGATGCGCGACCAGGCGGCGAAGCGCGGGATGAAATTCGAGTCCGACGCCGACGGTGTGGACCTCGACGCGCTCTGCGATATTTTCGAGCAAAACAAACTCGTCACGCGGCTCTGGCACGACCGCACCACGTGCAGCCGCACGCTCGTGCTCGCGCCAACGCCGCGCGCGGTCGGTTACGGCGGCCACGTCTTCGTGGATGAGTGGGCGCGGATTGACGCCTTGAAAGAGGTCAAGGAATCCATTGACCCGATCATGTCGGACAATCCGCAGTTCCAATACATCTGGTCTTCAACCTCGCCGCTCGACGACACCCATTATTCGTGGGAACTGTTTTGCCCTCCGCAGGAATCGTTCGCGGTGCGCGCCAAAGGCAACTGGTATCTCTCGCCCTCGAAGATTTGGGTTCACCGCGTGGATGCGTTCGACCGCCAGGCGGCGGGATTGAAGTGCTACCACCCCGACACCGGAGCGGTCATCACGCCGGAAGAAGACCGACAGCTCTACTTCGACAAGGACGCGTGGGACCGCAACTTCGCGCTGGCCTTCAAACGCAGCGGCATGGCCGCGGTGCCGCTCTCGGTCGTCGAGCGCGCGATGGACCTCGGCCGCAACGAAGGCAAGTGCAACGCCATCACCGAGGAGATCGTGCCGTGATGATCGGAAACTTCCAATTCTACGCCGGCCACGGATGTTGCGACGGGCGAATTTCGTTTTGGCCTTACTATCCTGTTTATTGGAAATTTTCGGCGCGGGTGTGGCGTAGCTGGTGGGTTGGCGTCTGGTGGCATCGGAGGCGCGCATGATGGACCGACGCATCACCGCGGGAGAGGTCTGGCCGGCCGGTTGGGAGGAACTACTTGGCACCGGTCCTATCGGCATCGGCCTCGATCCGGCGACCACGGCAAAAAAGAAGTCGAACCCGACTGCCATCGCCGTCACTGAGCGGCGCGGCGACACGTTCATCGTGCGGGCCGTGGTGCGATTCAAGACCGACAATCCCAACGTGACGCGCGCCGTGCTGCGCGAAGCGTTGGTGCGGTCGACAGGCCACCGGGCGAGAAAGCTTTGCGTGCTGGCCACCAGCGAGCGGTTCTTTGCCGCCGACCTGGCCAGGGAACTGTCGGGCGTGCTGCCGGTGGAACTCGTGATCGAGAGCGAGTCCATCCTGTATCGCGGCGAGAGGATGATGGTAAAAACCTACCTCGGAAATCTTGTCGTCAACAGCATGTCCGACGGCAAGCTGTGGGTGCCGAGCGCCACCTGGCTGCGCGACGACATCCGCCAGACGCGGCGCGAGAAGGGCGGCTTCGAGGCCGAGGTGGATAAGGCGGGAAACCACGCTGACTGTTTTTGCGCCATCGGTGCCAGCCTGAAGGCGCTCGTTTCGATTGGCGAGCGCGTCGAAGCTTATCCCGTGCTGGCGGGACCACTTGGCCGAGTCAGCGATGATGATGCTGCCTGGGCGAAGAAACGCGAAGGCTGGACCAGCCTCGACGGGTCCGGCGAGGAATCGAAACTCTATGTCTAAAACATCATCCCCAACATCTCCAACGAACCCGGCCCGGACGCAACTGGCATTGCCCGCGCCCGCGCCGACGGCCACCGATCCGACGGTCAAGGTTGAACCGGCACCGCAGCCGGTTCCCGTCGCGCGTTGGACCATCGTCAACTCGCGCTACGAGCCGCCCGCGCTCGGCCACATGGTGGACGCGGACCGCCTGCACGCCATTTTGCGCGGGGCAGAGAGCGGCGCGGTGCGCGACCTGTTTTCTTTATTCCGCGACGTGGTGATGTCCGACGGTTACATTCAGACTCTGTTCTCGACGCGCAAGCTGGCCGTGCTCGGCGACGTGATGGCGATTTTGCCGCCGGATAAAAACAACCCCGACGACGTGGATACGGCGCAGATGATCAGGGACGCGATTGATAGTTATGACGCGCCGCCGCCGATTGCCGCGGAGTTTGAAAATCTCACCCCCTGGCTCAACGTCCTCGCCGCCATCATGGACGGCCATCTCTGGCCGGTCAGTCTGACCGAGAAAGTTTTTCGTCCGAGCACGAAGCCGGGGTTGCGGTTTGAACTGCGCGCGCTCGTGCCGGTGCCGCATCACTTGCTCGACTACACCACCGGCCGGATGCTGATCTGGGACGTGGACGCCAACGGCGCGTTGACCGGCCAGCGCCATGAAGCCGACCCGGAACGATACATCATTCACCGCGGCCATCTCCTGAGCACGCCGGACAACTGGGGCGGCCCGATGCGGGCGCTGCTGTTCTGGTGGTTATTCATGGCGCTGAACCGGGACGGTTGGGCGCGCTTCCTGGATCGGTTTGGGATGCCGTTCCCTGTCATCCAATACAACCAGAGCGACGACGAAAGCCGCAGGCTTGCGCAGCGAGCGGTTCAGTTTTCCCTGCGCATTGGCGGTTTGGTCATCAGCAAGGAGACTTCGTTCCAACTGATCCAGGCGTCCAATCAGTCGGGCGATGCGTTCAAGGTTTTCAGGGACACGGCCAAGAGGGAGATTGCGCAAATCATCCTCGGCCAGACCGCAACCTCTGAAGGGCAGACTGGTGGCGGAATGAACAGCGGCGTCGGGACGGCGCAGGAGGCGGTGCGCCAGGACTTTCGCGTGTGGGACAGCACGGTGTTGGGCCGCACGCTCAAGCAACAACTGTTCGCGCAGTTGGCCCGAATCAATGGTCGGCGCGGCGCGGTGCCCAAAGCGGTCTTTGGTTCCGTATCGCCCGCCGAGCAAAAGGCGCTCGGTGAGTTGCTCAAGAACATGCGCGACGCCGGACTGGAACCGACGGATGAAGCGTTGCCCGGTCTGTCGGAAAAATTCGGGATGCAGGTTCGTCGCATGGCCACGCCATCGCCGGTCGGGAATCCTTTTGGCTCGGCTGCTTTGACGGCGCTGACTGCGGATGTGCCGGCTCACGTCGCGGTGGCAGAAAAGGCCGGCGATGAAATCGCCCGCAATGGCTCGGCGGGGTTGGCGCGAGCGTTCCGCGGAGCCTACGCGCCGGTTCGGCAACTCATCCTGGAGAGCAAATCGCCCAGGGAACTGGAGCGCAGCATTCGGTTGTTTTTCGCCGACCTGGCTCCTGGACGCCAGGTCGCTTTGATCGAGGAAGCTCTCACGGCTTACGGTGCCAACGGAGCCACCGCCGGGGCCACAAAATGACCCTTTTGAGATGGCCGTTTGGTCCATGAAATCGGGGCCGGTAATGTTTGGACAGCCCCAATTCAAAACCCCCGGTTTTCAGGCCACTTCCAGCCATTTCAAGCCATCTCTCGGCTGTTCAAACATTCTGCCAAGTCTCAAGCCGTGATGGTTTCGACCGATGCGGCGATGAAAAAAATCATCCGGATGCTTATGGCGGCGGCCGTGGTGGCCGCCGCGGCTGTCGGTGCGTGGCGCTGGTGGCGCACGGCGAACATTGGCCCCGTCGAGCGCGGCCGTGTCGTGGCCGAGCAACACGGATGTTTTGGTTGCCACGGCCCCGGCGGCACGCACGGCATTCCCAATCCAGGCAGTTCCATCAAAGCCGTGCCGGCGTGGGACGGCGGCAACGTCATGATGTTTGCCGCCAACGAGCAGGAGCTGCGCGAGTGGATTCTGGACGGCATGACTGCCAGCCGGCGCAAAGAGGCGGATTATCTGAAGCAGCGGAACGCGATGCTGGTGCGGATGCCGGCGTTCCGCGGGTGGCTTTCCGCGCCCGAACTCGACGATCTGGTGGCGTATGTCAAAGCCGTCTCGTGGCTCGACGCGCCGAAGGACGAACTGGCGCGCAAGGGCCGGGACGTCGCCAGCGACAAAGGCTGTTTCAGTTGTCACGGCCCGGAAGGCCGCGGCTGCCTGCCGAACACCGGCTCGTTCAAAGGCTACATCCCGGCGTGGGACGGCGCCGACTTTCCCGACGTGGCAGGCAACGACGACGAAATCCGCGAGTGGATCCTGGACGGTGTCTGCCAGCGCATCGCCCATCACCCCGTCGGCGGCTTCTTCGTCAAACGCCAGCGCGTGCCGATGCCGGCGTTTCGCGGAAAAATCACCGACGAGGAACAGCGCGCGCTGGTCGCCTACATCCGCTGGCTGCGCCCAGGCCCGGGTGTTCCCTGA